GCAGAGTTTCCAAACGACTTGTTAAACGCTGTGCCATGAGAAGCAATCTTCGGTTCATAAACGGAATCATGGTTGTGTGTTGTATCCGATTTTCCAGCAAGCTGGTTCGATATTTTAGTAGATGACCATGTTTGACTTGTGCTCGTTCCGGAATCGTTAATACTTGCGCCGCCACCACCACTTACAGCGGTTGATTTCCAAGTTCCATCCGCTTGTTTCGCGAAGAATTGATCCACGTCTTGAACGAAATAAATATCGTTAACAGCCGCACTCGACGGAAGATCAGCTTGCGTTGCAACTTGTGGGTACTGAGAGCCACCACCACTTGTTTGAATTTCTTCATGAACAGTTGATTGAATTAATTTTTTTATCGATGGTCTAACAGGCATCATCGCACCTCCTTAAATGATAAATACAAACACAATTGATTCTGTGCCTGTTTGCGTAGTTGAAATTGTTAGCGAGTTAATGCCGTCTAGTATCGGAGACCAATAATCGCCGATATCAACAGGAAATGAATCGTTCTCATTAATTTTCATTTCGAACTCGAACGGGGATTTTTTAATCGTTACTCCGTATGCACCCGCAGGAACGCTGACTGAAAAGTTAGTCAGTACAGCGTCCGTAGGTACATCCACACGCTTTAATGCTGTGATTGCTTCGTTGATTTGTCGTTTATTCGGGTCGACCTTTGCTACATAAGCCATGGGATGATTACCTCCAAAAATTTTTATTTTACAACAACGTATTTTTCGTTTGCGGTAATATAGTAAACTGCACCGCGAGAATTCTTTACTTTATACTGTGGAGAACCGTTTACATCCACTTTTGAAACAATGGTAAATCCTTCTCCGTCTTTCACAATTCCGGCAACATCTTTATCAGACCAAGATGGCTTCGCGTAAAAACGCAATTGCTCTACTTTACATTCCACGCGTTTACCGACATAACTAGGTACAGGCGGTTTTGGAGCGGGTTTCAAACGGATAATTTGTCCGATTTGAAGTTTCGTAGGATCGACTGGATTTAATTTCATTAGATCACTTACGTTTAATCCAAAGCGATTAGCAATTTCACTGAACGTATCGCCTGATTTAATTTTATACGTATCAGGAACACTCGGTTTAGATGGCGCTGGTTCCGGAGCTGGAGCCGGTTTTGGCGGTTCTGGAGCTGGTTTTAATTGCGGAACAAAATACTCAAGCGGTTTATCTCCGTTTAAAATATTAATATCCACGTTACCGTTTATTCCAAGCACTTTTGCGGTTGAGCTGAACTGCCATAGGTCACAAGCGATGTTCGGTTTTGTATGCGGTTGACCGTCATTTACGCCGTATTTCGCAATCCAAAGAAAATCCGCATCAACTTTATCAAGATTATGAGGCGCATAAAAATACTCGCCAGTATAAAGACCAACCGGGCGAGAATCGTTTGCTTTAATATAGTCGATAAATGCTTGTGTCGCATCCGCTAATTCCGATGGATTATTCGTTGTTACTTCTTCCACGTCAACTACTAAAAAGTTAGCATCTTTATCCGCGCGTGCTAAAAAGTCTTTTGCTTCCACTTTCGCGTCTTCAATATTAATAAATCTTGCATACGCGTAATGCGCGAACGGGATGCCATTATCTTTACAACCTTGAACGTATTCTTTATATTTGCTATCAACCGTTGAACTTCCATACTGAACGCGAATAATAACGAGTTCAACATCTTGCTTAAGTCTACAGAAATCAATGTCGCCTTGCCACTTGGAAATATCAATAATTTTTTTCATAGCAATTCGTCCACCTTATCGTTTATTTTTTTCGAGCTGTTCGATCTTTTCTTTTAAAATTTTGTTTTCCGCCTTCAACTGTGCGTTTTCAAACTTAACCACATTTATCTCATCCATAAGCTCTTTAATCTCAATAATCAATTCTTCTCTCTCCCGTTCTAAAACTTCGATACGGTTTTGTAATACGCCCATTTGAGTGAAAACGTTTTGGAATAATTGCTGACTGTTCTCGTTGTCTTGTTTTTGTTTTCTTGTTAAAAAATTAAACACAGCAGTAACAGCAATTCCCAAAAATGTAAAGAGTGCCGCTGCCCACGCGTCAAATCCAAACATAAATTTTCACCTTCTTAAAATTATTTTTCTTTCTTATCGCTATTAGCGAAAATTCCAATAACAGTACCGATGAGACCGGCAGCAACTAAAATTTCGTTAGTCAAATTTTCTGCATCGATCGTCACGCCGTAAACACCAGCGATTGTAGCAACGAGAGAAACAATAGCAGGAACAATGACAACTAAATTTTTACGCTGAAGTAATTCTGATAATTTTTTCATCGCTATCACTCCAAAAATAAAATATCTATATAAAACACCCAAATAAAAAGAGCGAGGAAAATTCCTCGCCCGTAATCATTAAGATGCAGGTGATGCTTGCCATAGTACCGCAGTTGCACTCGTATTAGTACGCGTTACCCAAATCGTACAACCGGTTGTTGTAATACCGGAGACACCAACGCCTGTTACCGTTGAACCAGGCACAGTCGTATTTGCCGTAACCATTACAATAGGAGCAGTAGCATAGGCTTTCGGGAACGTCACGTTAATACTCGTTGGAGTATTTGCAGCAGATGGCGTTATCGTGACTGAACCATTTTGAATATAGTTTGCAATATTTGTAGAAGAGATCATTTCCGACCAAGCGCTCCAGGTGCCGTTATTTTTATAACGTTTATAAAACATATCGCCCGTAACAGAATGGAAGTATTGAACACAGTATCCAGTAACACGATATTCAATATGAATAACTGTACCCCCACCGCCACCAGAAGGAGCGTTCACCATGGAATAACCACTATAGAAGCCAGTTTTAGTAATCGTGTTTAAATCGCTATTTGAAAATTCAACAGAGTTAGAACCAATACCGTAATCGCCAGTTTTTAATATAGCTACACCGTTAAGGTAAGAAACACCGTCTAATACGTGCTGTTTATCATAATCGGCAACGTTTATTGAATTGGGTGATTTGCCCGATTTTAACCAGAAAATTCCTTCCCCGTCTGCACTGTCATTCATTACGAGGTTGTTAATTCCAATAAGATCTCCGTTATTAAAATGTGCTGCATATCCACCACCGGGATTTCCGCCGATGTTTAAATAACTTTGACCACCGATATTCACTTTAAAGCGATCGGAAATCACTTCGTACCCGCTAAAATCAGGATCGTTTTTATCCCGTTTCATAATGTCGATTTCTTCCCAGCCGTAAACATTAGTCGTAGTACCATCACCATTATTAATAACGGAAGTAACCACGCTACGATAAAGTTTTTTCGTTAATTTATTATAAAATAATCTGTCCGGGTAATCGCTAGCAACTGGTTCAACCGAATCTTGGATTACTTTCGTATTATCAACTTTATCGTTAACGCTTTTAAGTTCCGTGTCAATTGTGGTAAAGTTATCATTCATTTCACTAGTCATGAATCGGTCAGAGGTTGCCCAGCTGTGCAATCCATAATTAGGAGTCGTATTCGTACTCATTTTATCCCTCCATTAACCGCTATTAAGCAGGCATATTATCAAGGAACGCTGTTTCTAATTCGCCCCAAGTAAAATTCGTTCCGTCAGATTTCGTCTCAAGTTCGCTCCATGTGTGATTATCCATCTCAGCAAATGTTAAATACGTATAAGCAAAGCTAAGCACAAGATGTGCTGGGATAAATTCTCTTAGCGAGGTACGAACAATATCCACATTCGTCGGTACACCGCGCTCCCCAACAAACTTACACATAATTTCATAGTTTGAAAAGTTTTCCGTAATTTCAACAGAACCATTCACGTAACTTTCCGCTAGATTTTTAATCATATCTTTTGTCACCATACCAGAGCCACGCATTTTTGCTTTAATTCGTCCGCGTCTTTCATCGTAAGTTAAACTTGAGTCCGTTGGAAGATCATAAATTTTCTCCCAATGGTCAAGTCCCCATGTGGCACGTTCTACAAAAAATTGAAATAGTATATCTTTTAAATCAAACGCAAGAGCATCCATTTCAGCCGCTTGCGTATTGATTAATTCATTTATGAGTAAAGATTCTTTATAAAAATCTGGTAAACTATCCAGCATGACTTGTTTGTGATCTCTAGCCAAGTGTTACCACTCCTTTGATCGCAACAGAACCACTTGGAATCGTAATGTTTGCTGTGCCGCTATTTACCGTTAAGTTGTCGTAATCAAGTACGCCATCAACGTCATAGATTAAGTTAGCAATCTTTGAATATCGCACAACAGGATCGTTGAATGCCAATTCTTTTAAATAACCAGCAATCGCACTTTCCACGAGTGGTTGAACGTCGGTCAACGTTTTACCAGTATCAAGCGTTAATGTGACAGATACGTTAATATTAACAGCCGTTGCTGCTTCCACATGGACATCAGCCCCAATCGGGCGAACCGTTTGGATATAATCATTCACCGAAGTTAATAATGTGCTGTCAGCGGGTTGTCCATTTGAATCAATGACGATAACTTGTACGGTACCAGCGCCGTATGCAACTGGATTTACTAAACAATCACCAACACCGTTTACGGATTTAGTCCAAATCGTATAATCGTTTTGGTTTCCACTGGTGGATGGTGCCGTTACTTTATCGTAATATCTATCAAGTAATTCTTGGTCGGATTCCATATCAAGACCGCCGGTAAATGCATCGTTTCCCGTTACGGTTACAACGTTTGTTAAATCTCCAGCCACATAACTCAGGAAATTTGCATCAATATTTCCGAATAATCCTTCTAGTTCACATTCTGCAGGAAGCGTTCCATTACCAGTTGTACCATCTAAAACAACATCCGTTGTCGTGATAAAATATAATGGAGGATTTTGCCCGTCAGAAATTTGTGTTCCAGAAGGAACCGTAATCCCCGGAGTTCCGTTTACATAAACGTTTCCACTTGCTTTTACACCAGGTTTACGAAATACACCAACTTCATTACAACGTAAATCCAAAAAATAATCGCTCGAAGTATCGGCAAATCCAAGATTTAAAATCGTATCAGCAATTTGATAGAATAATTCAAACTCAACACTACCGGGACTCAGCATATCAAAACTCACGCTGCCTTCGGATTTGTCGAGGGATGCGTTCATTCTATCAAGCATTCTGGCAAGTATTACGTCTCTTGTTTCGTTCTCAAACATTAAATTGTCACTCCTCCCGTAACGGTGATCCCCGTATAAGTGGAAACCGTGAATTGTACGTTTAATTCATCATTCGTTTTATCGAAAACAAAATTTGTCACATCTTTAATTCTTTCATCAATTAAAAGACAAGTTGTGATTTCATCTTGAAGTGCTTTTGTCAAATAATCATAAGGTAAATCTTCATAAATAATTTCTTCAATATCGCTTCCGTAATCACTCGAGTAAATCGAATAGCGATTTCTTGCGGTATTTAAACGCTTGAAAACAGTTTGTTTAATTGCTTCTTCATCATCGATTAATACCGGTTCAATATCGCCAGTTTCAAAGTTTAATCGATACGTAAGCGTTGGAGCTTCCAGAACAATCGCGCCGTCACCGGCAATTGGTGATATAGCCATTAATACGACACCACCTTGTCAATAATAATGTAGGTATTTCCGTCTAGTATCGGAATAACCAAAACACGGTCATTTACAGCAACAGTTGTCGCCGAACCGCAAACAAGTAAACTATCTTTATCTAAAACTAATTTATCGTTATCAAGACGTATGCTAATTTCAGGAGCGGGAGATAAAACCGTCCCCAGTTCAAATGTATCCCCGCTTTTTGTAAGACTGCGAATGACATCCACAAGCTGCGTGCCACCGGAACCTTCAAGACGCATATCTCCACCTCCATTATTTTTTCGTTGTCGTTGTCGTCGATTTCTTTGTTGTCGTAGCCGTTTTACTCTTTCCGTTTAATTCATCCACTTCATCAGGTGTCAGCGTCTCCAGCGGAAGATCATCCGTTTTACTTAAAGTGATATCCATTGTGTACTCACCGTTTGGACCGAAGTTATGCGTATCTTGGAGAATATAGTAACCTCCAGTTAAACCAGTTAAAGAATCATACGCATAAACACCTCTACCGGATATGACTTGTTCATACCCAATAGCAGAAACACTGATATCAATTTCCGGTTTATTTTTCTCTTTTAACGTTTTTTCAGCATGACTTTGAAGTGCGGCGGATTTCATATCGGATACATCTTCAACTTCTTGCATTAAACCATATTTTTTAATGGAATCAGCATCCCTAGCGACACGCGTAATCGATTTTTTATCGTCAATTGAACCAGACACCGCTTTGATCGAGTTGCGCAGATTTTCAATACTCGTAGTCATTGAAGCGGAAGTCATATTCGAACCAGACTCGATTACCCAACGTGAAACGCTTGTGTTGCGCTGTTCTAAATATAGTTTACCTTGCTTAAAATAAATCCAATATTTGCGTCCGGTCATTTGTTTTGTCATGCTAAGAGATTTTTGAAAAACAGTCCAAAGATCTTCACCGCGAACAATCATATTTTTGATAACAAAACCGGTATCCGCAATATGACCGATAGGAATTCCAAAATCAAGGCACATTTTATGAACGATACCAGAAGCCGTCATATTTTTAAATACGCGGCTGTCTTGGTTAACCGTTAAATATTTACCTTCGTCATACACGCTAAGCGTTTGACCACCGGCTTCATTTTTATCCGTTGAAAAAATAATCCCGCGGAATAATTCATTTCCATTATAATAAAAACGAATTTGATGCCCGGGATCAAACTTTAAAATTTCATGTCTCCAGTTCGATTCATTCACATTAATAACATCCAGTGAAAGTTCACGTGAAGCTGATTTAATATCACCGCTCCATTTAATAGAGGTAACGATATCTTCGATATCATAACGGATAGAACCAACATAATATTGAATATTTATCATTTACTCACCTCATTTACCTGGAAACCAGCTAGGAAACGTATTACTGTTAGACGCAGCAGATTCTCGTTCCGTACTAGAGAACATCGCCAGGGATTTGCTTCCGTTATAATCCGTTTTGGTTAACGTCGTTTCCGTAGATGCCGTATTAACAGAAGTTTTCGCAACTGGTGCACTGTAAGAGAGGCGTCTCGGATCATACAGCTTTTTCGCATCACCGGGAAGTTTTACTTTAGAACCAACCTGAAGAGATGTTGCTTTAAGACTTGGGTTAAGCAATTGAACTCTACTCACCGTAAGACCATAGGCTTTTGCAATCTCATAAAGTGTATCACCGGAACGAATCGTAAAATATTGATAACTTGATACCGTATCATCGTCATCTGCCGGTTTTTTCACATCTTTTGTTCCCGGTATAGATAAAACCATTCCCACATAAATACGATTCGGATTTGAGCCGATTTTACTCTTATTTGCGTTATAAATAACGTTCCATTTGCTACTATCATGGTAAAATTTATAAGCAATGCTAGATAGCGTATCGCCTTTTTTAACCGTATATTTACCGCCAGGTATTTCAGGAGTTGGACGTTTCGGGTCAACCGGTTTTGTTACTTTTTTCGTAGGATCATATTTTCGTATTTTTGGAGCACGATATTCTTTTAGTTCAATCGTGTAGTAAATATCTCCGACTTCTCCGCCTTTTTCAGAATAAGTGAAATTACGGATGCTCGCTTTAAAGTAAACGTTTGTTCCCGTAATGGACACCAATATAGGACGTTTTGTTTTTGCCCAGCGTTCAATTTTTCTTACCGCGTCAATTGGCTTTGGAATCTTTAAATATTCACAAAATCCAGAATCGTAATCACGTGGGAAAAAAGAAGAAAGCGAGATTGATTTTAATCCCGCATTTCCCATTTGCGTAACTTCACCAAGATTCACAACTTCAGAATCATTATGATTAACATCCATTGAAACTTCATAAGACTCGGGATTAACAGGCAATTGAAGCCTGTCGCCCGAACTCATAGAAAGCCAGAACTGCATCTTACTCATTACCTACCAATCCTTTCGCCTTATTAATTTCATAAGCCAGCGCTTTTGCAATTGCATCGATATCATCATCAGAACGAACACTAAAGTTATTTCCAGTGATGATAATATGACCGCCACCAGAGCTGCCCATTTTACCACTACGATAAGCATTCGCTTCACCGCGAGGCAAGATTGTTTCATCTTTGTGGACATAACGTAATCCGTCTCCCGGTACTCTCCACTCACCGCCGGCTTTTTTAGGAGCGGCAGCTTTAGGAGGAGCTTTCGATGTTGTTTTTTGACCGCCAACGGCATTATTAAATGCAGTTTGAGCAGCGTCAGCAACACGAGAAACCAGACCAGTAATCGCACCAAAGAAGTTAAACACAGGCATTGGAGCACCACTAATTGCACCTGCAAGCGCATTAGATGCTGTCGATACAATCCCAAGATCACGAGCGTTCAGCGCACCTACAACTGGAGTTGTATCCGGTATAATCGGATTGCCTTGCATAAGGGAGCCGAAAAGTTGTACAATCGCACTTTTAACCGTCTGTGCATCTGCTTGAAGAGATTTAGAAAGTTCACTAGAACTCGTTGCCATTAATTCTTGTTGCCACTGTTGGATTTGACCGGATAATTTATCATCTTGAGTCTTCAGCGTATCCATTGACATGGTATTTTCATATTGTTTATGAAGATTAGTAATAACATCTTTAGAGATTTTTTGACCATGGAGTTTCATTAAGTCAATTTCTTCCCCAATAACTCTATCTTCAAGATCAATACGTTGTTGAATTAATTTTTGAACATTTTCCGTTATACCGTCCATCGATTGCAGCTTAGAAATTTTACCACCATTACGAAGCGTATTATAACCGCTTTGATAGCGACGTAAATCTCCTTTTTCGCTTGCGTTATCAAGCCAGCTATTTCCACGATCTTTCACGTACCCATTCTTTGCGATAAATTCGGAACGACTTGCAAACCCGTTAGTCATATCTTGTTGGATTTTATCTCCGTTATCAACCGTTTTAAATAAACTTTGTGCAGCGTAAGTGATCGTTGCCGCTTGAACGAGAAAGCTAGCTGTTTTTACAATCCAGTGAGCACTAGTACCGCCACCACCTGGAGGAACCGGAGGAATAGGACCGCCGCCTGGAGGTACAGGAGGAGTACCACCCGGAGGAACCGGAGGAGTACCAGAGTTAGCACGAATCCATGCACCAGCACCACGAGTTACAGCACCACCAAGTTTAGTAACAAGTCCAAAAGTAAGCATATTAACAACAGCACCGCTAATGGCAGTTTCTATGCCACCACCAAGCCAGTCGCCTTTTTTAAACTTTTCAACAACACTAGCAAGTGCCATCGGAACAACCGTCTTAATCGCAGCACCAAGCGCTTTAATCAGAAACTCAAAATAACCTTCAAGTGCATCAAATAGTTTTGTACGAATTTCGGTTGCTAGCGGATTATCCGATTGAATCCAATTAATCGCTTTATCAAGACCAGTGGTTAACACCTTACCGATTTTTTCACCGATATTCATATCTTTCCATTTAAGTTTACCAGAAGCATTTTGAACAGGCTCCATCACGTCTTTTACAAAACCTTTGAAACCATCTGCAAATTTCTTACCTTCTGCAGCAATTTTCTTAATGCTGTTTTTATCGAGCATCCAATCTTTTACTTTCGCAAATGTATTACCAAGTAGTGGTAACAATTCACTAAAGAAAACAAT